TTTTGAGCCAATCATCTTGGAAACATTATTAATGTGAACTATCGCTTTTTCTTTACTCATTGCTTATCCTCCTTTGCTTTTTTAAGATAAAATTCTCTCCAATCTTCAAAAGTCCAATCTCTTGTATTATGAGTAAGATTGAAAACTTCCGTATCTTTCTCTAACTGGAGTAATAGCCAAACATAATCTTCATATCGCTGTCTTAGCAATCTTTTGCGACACAATCTTACATGCTTGTATAACTTATAATCAGCGGTTGCAGCATCAAAGATTATTTTACCTATTATTGCTAACAGATAAGCAGATATAACACCTAATGCAATCCAACCTAATATTGTAATTACTAAGTCCATATTCTTTTCTTTTTACCCTCTCCATTTTACAAGAGAGGGCGGTTAATTAATCTTTTTTCGGCTTAATACCCCATGCAAGGCATCCAAATCTAATATCTGTATCAATGTTTGAGCCATCAAAAACTCTCTCTTCTCCACCAATAGACGTTAGGGTAATACCTATAGGCAATGAAGGATAAAGATATAGTGGAATCAAACGAAGTCCAAAAGTATTTTTCTCGTTGGCAACCTTCTTATCAAATTCCTCCTTTGTAAGATGTCCCTTGTCTAATTCAGATTGTAAACAAGAAATTTCTTCCTCAACATCTTCTTCGGATTGCCAACTTCCAAAATGCAAAGCCTTACACTGACTTTCCGTAAGAGCATTCCAATCAATATCTTTCTTAAACTGTTCTTGAACTTTTTGCCAAGCATCATTGAGACTTTCCTTTTTAAATTCTTCGTCCCACTTTTTATATACTTGGGTACACGCAATTTGATTTGCGAGCCATTTCAAAGTATTATTAACTTTGTCTTCTAATGAAATTTGTTCCATATTACTTATATTTATATCCCATAAGGGATGGTTAGTTACTCAACTTCTGCTGACTTCCAATCTGGATAGCCACCCAAGTCCTTTTCTTGTCCACAATTCATTTCAAGCCAGTCTTGCAGGCAATCTTTAACTACTTCTCTGTCCTCTGAATCATCATTTGATTCAATGATAACCGTAAACTTATGTTTCATACTAATGTCTATTTATGCCAAAAGGCAGTTAAACTATTCTTATTTATGTATAAACTGACTAAAATCCACCTTGTCGTGAATAAGGATGTTTGCAGCCTTTAAACCCTTTATGAGAAGTTCCAACTGTTCTTTGCCGATATAGAAAAGTCTTCTTGTTATTTTCCTATCTTCGTATGCACCAAGAAGAACTCTATCGTCTTCAACTTCTATGTTTATAAAGGGCTTATCCTTTAATGTTATATCCAAACTATATTTGCCCATACCTACACCTCCATTACTTAAAGAATAAATTCATCGTCATCAAACTCATCCTCTTCATCTTCAGGAAATGGATAAATGGTGAACTGAAAATCGTCTAAATCTTCAATATTCTTATCTGCCATATTAGCAGCTACGATACCAAAGTTATCAGCAATACAAGAAGGAAATTCACCTTCCTCTAGTTTTGTTCTAAATTTCTCGGCTGTACATTCGTCAGGAACGTTAATGAGTTCTACTACTAATCTTATTGTTTTCATACGCTTATATTTTTAAATTGCTATCTAATTGCAAGCCATAAAGAATATGTTGGAGTTCATCTACACCTTTTATCATAACAGCATCGTCTTTTTCGTCATTGAAAGATACAGCGTAAATTCCCAAAAAATTATTATATCGCAAAGTGAAAGGGCAGTCTTGGTGTTTGTACCACCTATGCCCAAAACATTCTCCTTCAGAGCGATAACATGTCCATCCATTCTTTTCAAGAAACTCTCCCAAAATATGAACGTGCATAATATCATTTTGACAAATTTTGCCCAAGCTTTGCCCATGAATAACTTTCAAGTCGTAAGAATAATCTATATTGAACTGATAGATGCTACAGATAATACAGATAAATCCGTGACTATAAACTATATCTCCCACCATATAACGAGGTGGCTTTCTAAATTCTTTCTGTGCCATACGCTTTACTTTTTACGATGATTGTACTTTTTAATAGCATCCTTCTTAGAAGCTGCCATAATCTTAACTCCCTTAATGGTGAACTCATGCTGTTCCTTTGGCTGGCACTTCTGTTTGTCGGATGGAATGTTGCCATTTGGCGTATCAAGTTTAGGACTTGGGCTTCCAAACGGATACTCACTAGCATAAGCCGTGATAGCAGTATACATCAAAGCCAAATTCATTAATTTCCTGCTCATACGCCTTTACTCCTTAACTTCTTTAAAAATTACATTCTTATGGTCTGAGCGTTCTTTACTTGCGCATGGATATTTTCTCCAAACTTCACAAGCACCCTTACTTTCAAAGAAGCAACCCGCACAAGTTACAGTCTCAGTTACAACGATACCCAAGACAACTCTTTCGCCAACTTTAAGCTCTTTCATACGCCTAGCCTTTTATATATTCATTTACTTCACACAGAACCTTTTCTAGCAGGTTCTTTAGAATCTTCAATTCATCATTTGAATATGTAGCTATAGGATAACCATCAAGGGTAGTTTCGCCAAAGTAGCTACGACTTATCTTTAACGAGTGTTTATTTTCTTTCATTTTTCTTTGCCTTTTACAATATTGTACACTTGTTTTAACTCATCTGTTGATAAGCGTTTGAAATCAAAAGAACAGATAGCGTAGATGAGAGTCTCACGAAGATTCTCTTCTTTAATATCTGATATTTCCTTTTCTGTAGGAACAGATATACTCTTCCTACTCCAGCTATCGCCACCGCATTGCCAGCCCGAATCTCTTCTAAATCTAGCGTTATTAACAACAATTTGAGTCTTTGTCACTTTATCAACCTTGGCGATACGTCTGCGATGCATACCTCTAACTAGTACATTATCACCAACAACCAAATCTTTAAGCTCTTTCATTGCTTTCTCCTTTCTTTTTATCTACATATTTATCCACTTCCTTACCGAAAGTATCATTGCAGTCTGGACAGTAAAACTTTCCGTCAATTAACTGCCATCCACGTTCTTGCATTAAAAAATATACGTTAGACTTATCGCTCCAAGCAACTATATCTCCACCATTATTTTCTAATCGCCTACCACAGCCGTCACAGATGCCTTCGTACATTGTTACCTTTCTAATCATTGTTCACCTCCTTTCCACTCACCAGTCGTTCCTAGTAGATGTGCTGTCTTTTCGTTGTAAGGAATACATTGATTCCAACCACAACCATTACAACAATAATAAGAATCGCTATCTTTATAGCTAAACAAGCTTACTTGCCATGCTTGGCTTCCAAAGTCTCTGACAAGCACCTTATCAAATGGTTTTAGCTCAACCTTTGGCTTCAAATCAACAATAGCTTTCTTATCACTATTCCATCGTTTGCCTTCCTTTTCGAGAGCTGAGAAGAGCTGTTTTTTCTCTTCTTCTGTAGCAAATCTATACTCTTCAGATGATTCCACCTCATCGTCAAACAATAATCCAACCATTTCATTTAGAGAAACATAGAAACAAAGGGTATGCTTATAAAACTTTCGGCATATTGCTGCTGATTTTCCATATACCACTATATCCCCATCCTTGAACTCAAGCTGCTTTTCAATCTCCAAAGTTTCAAGATTGAGTTTGCCGTCCAAGTGTTCCTCAATGGTTTTGATGTAAGTCTGAGCAACATCATCGGTTGCTTTCTCAAATACAGAAGTTAACATTTTGGTTTCTTCTTTATTATAATCTTCTACGTTACATTCTTTCCAAAGATAATGCTTACCTTTAAATCTTGTGTAGGTATCATCCTCAAACTTTTCAAAGATAATATGCACATTATCTTTACTAACCAAGACATCGCCCTTCTGCCAACCGAACTTGCGCCAATCACGCATTTCCTTTGAAGGAAGGAGAATCTGTAAACCATCAAAACATCCTCTTACAGTACCAAATTCGGAATAACCACGATGGCAAGTAGTATTATTATCAGTCTCATTCGTGCACCAAACTACTGTTTCTGTATCTGTAGTACTGATGGTATCTAACTCTACATCTATATTATATAACAAGTCATATAACTTAGTTTCTTGCGGCTTATTCTTTAGGATTTCCGTTATGTTTATTTTTGTCTCCATATTACTTCACTCTTTTAAATTGAACATTCTTTCCGTCTTTTCTGTCGATTGCGGCACAACAAATATCTTTGCAGATATTTTCATAAATATTGCTGCTTATCTCGTCAAAGAAGCAACCATTACATTCTTCTGTCTCGCTTTCAACCACCTTCAAGACGATTTCTGAGCCTATAGGTAAATCTTCCATACGCTTAATTTCTCATTATGTGACATTTGATAACCTTATGAACCATATTTGGCTGCGATTCATTGAAATTCTTAATGAACTGACGCTCCATTTCCTTTGGGAAGATGGGCTTTATCGGCTTCGGCATAGTGAGAATAGCTTGAATCTTTGCCCCCCCATCCAAAGTAAGCAGACATCTACGACTAATTTTCTCAAATAACATTTTTGTATCTCCTATATTTAAACGTTAAACAAAATCTTAGTTTTTTATAATCTAATTATATACCACGATAGAAGCGAAGCGAGCCGAAGGCGAGCCTTCCATTACCTCATAGGTATTAGCATACACCCTACAGACTACCCCTCCCTTGATATAAGTATAGTTATTGAGTATCATATCCTTTACATAGTCAATAGAGGATAAAAAACGCTTTTCTATGTTTCTGTATTTGCATAAAATCTCGTTTTTGACCGCAAACTTTACTAAATCAAAGGCTTTTTGTACGCTTACGCTTAACTTCTCAGCTATATACTTATATGATATACCATTCTCTCTAAACTTATCGCCGTAGCCAAAACGATTACAAACCTTTTTAGCCGCCTTCAACTCTTTTAAGCCTATAGGGTGCTTAGACTGCTGAATCATTTGCTTAGCGTAATTCTTTCGATTCTGTACATCAATGATAAGCATAGCAGATAAGGTATCTTCTATGAACTTTACATTCTGTGCATAGGCATTCTTTTTAGAATCATTCCTTGAGATAAACTCGATATTAGGAACGAGGACGTTCCTGTGAGAGGTATGACTTTTTAGAGACTTGAAGACGAGACAACGATTATACTTGCCCGTGAACTCAACCAAGCCCAGAGCCTTCAATGTTTCAATACGCTTGCGGACAGCACAGGCACTTACTCCCGTGATTTCGTGAAGCTTATTGATGCTCCATCTTTGCACGGCAGAAGACTTGACCCTTGTCTTAATGAAAAGGGAAAATGCAATTGCTTTCCTTAACTCGGGATTGCAATACATATTGTTCAATATCTTTCTGCGTATCTCCATTTTACAGATGCTTTAAAAAGTCAAGAGCAGCAAAGAAATGGGGATTCTCTGCTGCTCCGTATTTAGTAGCCTTGCGGCTCACGTAAATCCAAACTCTTACACGTTAGGAAGCTCCCCATAAGCTTGCTAGGTGATAGTGTTCTTTCTTAAACACACCGCAAAATTAATAAAAATCTGTCAAATAACCAACTTTTCTATTAATAAATTTAAAATAATTAATAGTTTCTATTCGCTTTTTAATAGATTTTTATAACTTTGCATTATATTTTCTATTAATAACCAAATAATAAGTAATAGCGTATGATATACAATCAATATCAGCAGTACGAACTCTCCGACCGCATTATGCAAGCGGTATGTGAGGTAGGCAAGGTTACGTTCATGGAACTTTGCTCTGCGGTGAAGACCGTCAAGCTCAACACTCTTAGAGGACTATATTGCCTCATAAGCCGTGATTATTGCATTCACCCCGACCGCTCGGCTCGCCTACTCTGCCGCACCAGAGCAAACGTAATCAACCAAGCACGAAAGTATATGCAATACGTTCAGTCAAAGGATAAGTACACCTTATCTATATATAACCAAATCGTAGAACTCTTAAAAAGTAACAAAGAATGAAAAGAACAGATTATGAGCTGACCTTGCCCGACCAGCTCTTCCCAACGGACAATGACCTAGAGATTCCGATACTTGATATTGATATGCAAGCCAAGGAGTGTCAGTCACCCTTCCTTTGCTTCGGCGAACAGAAAAGAACCTTCAACCTTAATGGCGAAGGCTCTTTGCACTTCTATACCGATGATTACCGCTTCTCAGCTATCTACGAGCACCCTGAGAAGATATTGCAGCATCACCCTGCCGTTATCGTTGAGCCGAACTTCTCCCTATATAATGAAATGCCCGTATCTTTCGGCTTGCAGGCTATCTACAAGAAACGTTGGGTTGCCCGTTGTATGCAAGGTAAGGGTATCGGTATCTTCGTTGACCTCAACGTGGCGCAGAAGTTCTATCGCCTCAATATGATTGGCGTACCTCGTGGATGGCGTGCCTTCGCTACCCGTGGATATTCGGATAGACTGAATAACCTCGCCTTTGAGTATTCCATCGCAAGCGATTGGGCAGAGGGCAAAGAGCCGCTATTTGTTATCTACGGCGGCGGTGCTGAGTGTCGGCGGTTCGCCCAGACCCATAGAGGTTGCATCTATATCAACCCCGTTGTTACTACAAAGAAGCAGCTTGCCGCCTTGCAGAAGATTCACGAAGGTGTTGCCTTTATCGGAGAAGAGTTCTCTGTTAAGGCGCAGCTTGATAAGCTCACCCCTTTCTCCAAGCAGATTGAGGATTTCCGAACAGATAATGTCTCTAAACAGATTGAGGAAAAGTAAGATTGTTTATGCGAGATATGGCATTTATTTGCTGTATCTCGCTTTCTTTTGTATCTTTGCATCAGCAAAACGGAAATTGTGGAATATAGGTTCTGAAGTGTCATAACAATATGTATTAGTTAAGATTTGGTTAATTGAAAATAATAGTTAGTTATTAGTCTATAAGCAGCCGCCTGTGATAGGTAGCTGCTTTTCTTATATATAAGAGGTATAATATTTTATGATAACTTCAAAGGCTACTCATTATATGGGTAGCTTTTTTATTTGTTTACACACAATCTATTATTTTCTATTAAAACCCGAATAATCTCCGTAACTTTGCAAATAATAATTATTAAATAATAAAATTATGGCAAGAGAAAAGAGAATCTCACAGAACCCATCCATCGCAAAGGATGAGCTTCTTGTAAAGCTGGGTTTTCGTGAAATGATTGACATTACAAAGCTCCTCTATAATGAGGGGCAGATTGATGGCGTTCCAAAGAACCCTCGCTACTTAAAGGAGAGCGAGCACGACAAGCTCGTCAAATCACTCGCCGATAGCCCAGAGTTCTTAGAGTACAAGCCTTTGATGGTTTATGCAATGGATAATGGCAACTACGTCACTATCTGCGGTAACATGCGCCTTCGTGTCGCCAACGAGCTTCGCCTTGATGGTCATTCCGAGTTCGATATCATCCCTTGCGTTGTCCTCAAAGCCGATACGCCTATTGAGAAAATCAAGGAGTATGCTATCAAGGATAACGTGCAAGCTGGTAATTGGGATTGGGACGAGCTTGCTAATGGTGAGTGGGAAACCGATGATTTGCAGAATTGGGGCGTTGATTGCTCTTTTCTCAATACTGATGAAAACGATACCGATATTGATGAGCTATTCGAGGATGCTCAAAATACCGAGAGCAAAGTTAAAGATATTAAGCTCTCCGTCCATATTCCGCAAGAGTTGGAAGATAAGGTAGATGAGATTAAGGAGATTATCAAGTCTGCCGTTTCCGAATACGATGGTGTGGAAATAAAATAATAGAGATATGGAAGTCTATCTTGCGGGAGGGCTTACTGGAAATCTTAGTAAGTTTTGGAAAAGTGTTAGTACGGAATTATATATAGCAGGGACTTTAAGCAGACCCTATGTTTATGAAAAGGCTATGGAAGTTTTTTTAGCAGGTGAACACCCAGTAAAGAACGGCAAGGATGCCGATTGGGAAGGATTAAATATATTGGAAACTTACTATTATCTACAGAATAATAAAGAGTTTCCTCGATTGATAGGCAATTTTCAGAATTTCCTATTAGATAGTGGTGCTTTCACATTTATGTCGGGAGCAGGTGTAGTTAACTTCGACAAATACGTGGAAGGATATGCTGCATTCATTAAGAAGTGGAACGTAAAGAACTTCTTTGAGCTTGATATTGATTCCGTTGTTGGTATCAGAGAGGTTGAAAGACTTCGTGAAAAGCTCGAAAGATTAAGTGGACGTAAGCCTATCCCCGTTTGGCACAAGTCACGAGGAAAAGAGTATTTTGTTGAAATGTGCAAGAATTATCCTTATGTGGCTATCGGTGGTATCGTAACCAAAGAAATACCTATCAATAAATATGAGAAGTTATTTCCTTGGTTCGTAAAGACAGCACATAAATATGGCTGCAAGATACATGCCCTTGGATATACAAATATCAGAGGATTGCATACGTATCACTTTGATTCTGTGGATTCTACAGCTTGGCTTTATGGCAATATGAGCGGTTCTATATATAAGTTCAATGCCAAGAACGGAACTATGGATAAAACCAAAGCACCTGAGGGCAAGAAACTTCGCTCAAAGTTGGTTGCTGCACATAATTTCGGCGAGTGGGTACGCTTTATGAAGTACGCCCGTGCAAGATTATAAAAGATAAATATTTAAATTTTAATTAGTTATGAAAGATTCATTGATTATTGTATCAGGAGGTATGGACTCAGTAACTCTCCTGCATGAGAAGAAAGAGAGCATTGCTCTTGCTATTTCTTTTGATTATGGCTCTAATCATAATCAGAAGGAGATTCCTTTTGCTAAGTTGCATTGTGAGCGACTTGGTATCAAGCATATTGTTATTTCACTTGGCTTTATCCACGACTACTTTAAGTCATCTCTCCTTGAGGGCGCAGAAGCTATCCCAGAAGGTAATTACGATGATGAGAATATGAAATCAACCGTAGTTCCTTTCCGTAACGGCATTATGCTCTCTATCGCTTGCGGCATTGCTGAGAGTAATGGATTGAAGAAGGTGCTTATTGCTAACCATTTCGGCGACCATGCTATCTATCCAGACTGCCGCAAGGGCTTCATTGATGCCATGTCAGAGGCAATGAAGAATGGTACTTACGAGGGTATTACCATTGATGCTCCTTATACCAATATTACGAAGACAGATGTTGCTCGCCACGGCAAGAAGCTTGGTATCAACTACGCTGAAACTTGGAGCTGCTACAAGGGTGGTGAGAAGCATTGCGGTAAGTGTGGAACTTGTATGGAACGCAAGGAAGCTCTCCGTGATGCTGGTATCTCTGACCCAACTGAATACGAGGATGAGTAAGGCAAGTGGAGGTACACGAAACTATTCGGGTAATCCTAAGACGATGGCTAAGAGAGAATCAGAATTTCAAGCCATCGTCTCTACGGGCAACTATAAAGATAGCTACTTCGATAAGAGCGGCGGTTACTATGTGGTACATAAACATCATAATGAAATTGCTGACCCGAACACCAATAAGGAAATGTATGCCGCAGAAGTTCTTGCAAAGAAGGGCTATCGTATATATTTAATGAGCGAAATGTCGTATATAACGGGAGCGAAGAAAACTGATGGCTTCAAAGAGCACGCCGTGATGGATATGAAAACCATCAACTCGGCGAGTGCCTATAAGGTAGAGAATGCGTTGAAGAGTGCTGCAAAGCAAGGGGCAGAGGTTGCTATCCTCATACAGAATAACAAGGCTATGACAAAGGAATATGTCAAAGACCAAATTTCTATGTATCTCACTCATGCAAAAGGAAATGAAAGAGGTAACTTAAAAGAAGTTATTGTTGTTGGCTTATCAGGCAATGTTCATCGCCATAAGCTTTGATAAAAACAGCAAAGCAGGTACACCTCTTTGCCTTTGAAGAATAAGCATGAAATCGAGCAGCCAGTGTACTGACCCACCCGATTTATTCCTCTCGGTCGCAAAATTAAGAATAAAAATTGAAATAACAAAATAAAAGGAAGAAAAATTATGTATTACGTTTCAAAAAGAATGGAGATTGCCGCTTGTCATAAGCTGAATCTCTCTTATGAAAGCAAGTGCGCCAACCTTCATGGGCATAATTGGATTATTACTGTCTACTGCAAGGCTGAAAAGCTGAACAAGGATGGTATGGTGATGGACTTCAAGCATATTAAGCAGAAGATTCACGACTACCTCGACCACGGCAACCTCAACGAGCTTTTGTTTTTCAATCCTACTGCTGAGAATATCGCCAAATGGATTGTTGCTCAGTTCCAAGAGTGCTACAAGGCACAGGTACAGGAGAGTGAAGGCAATATCGCCGTTTATTGTGACGATGATAAGATTGACGGAAAGGAGGCTCTCTAATGGCTAAGTACAAAGTAAACGAAATCTTCTACTCTATCCAAGGTGAGGGAAGACATGCAGGTAGAGCGGCTATCTTTGTCCGCTTCTCGGGTTGTAATTTAAAGTGTCCTTTCTGTGATACTGATTTTAAAAAGTATGAGGAAATGGGAGCTATTGATATTCTGAATAAGATTCAGTTGCTCTCACCCGATTGTAAGTTTGTTGTGTTTACGGGCGGTGAGCCTACATTGCAAGTGGATGAGGAGCTTACTACTCTTCTCCAAAATTGGGGCTACTATATTGCTATAGAGACCAACGGAACGCACAAGATTCCTGGTGGTATCAACTGGGTTACATGCTCTCCTAAGTGCTTATTCGTTAAGGGCGCAGAACCTATCATAAAGGTTGCTACTGAGGTGAAGGTTGTCTTTGATGGTGAGCATGAGATTACCGATTGTGGTATTGATGCAGATTACTACTACGTTCAGCCTTGTGATACAGGTGATGCGAAGAAGAATGCTGAGATTCTGAAACAGACAGTTGCTTTCGTAGAGGCTAACCCTAAGTGGCGGCTTTCCTTACAGCAGCAAAAGATTCTCAACGTGAAATAAATCATTTCGCCTATGAGCAAGAATAAAAAGAAGACCCCGACAAAGTATCGTCCTATCTTCTTTTACTGCGGTGGGAAACTTTGTTGGGATTCATCAGGTGACCGCAGCGAGGATGATGATTCCGTAGTGGACTTCTATCATTGTATGCAATGCGGTACTTCTTATGAGGTATATGAGCCAAATGAGGAGGAGAAACAAGATTATAAAGATTTTTGGGAAGGTTAATAATATGGCTAAGATTACAAAAGAAACAGCAGAAAAGCATATCAAAGAACTCTTGGAGTATATCGGTGAAGACCCTAACCGCAAGGGCTTAGAGGGTACGCCCGACCGCATTATTAGAATGTGGAAAGAAATATTCAGAGGTTATGACCCTTCACAGAAGCCGAAGATTACCACCTTTGATAACAATGATGACGGTATCGTCTATGATAACATGGTTATCGACCAAGGTGATTTCCATTCAAACTGCGAGCATCATTGTGTTTGGTTTTGGGGCAAGTATTGGTTCGCATATATTCCGAACCCAAAGGGAAAGATTCTCGGTATCTCTAAGATTGGTCGTGTAGTTGATTACTGCTCCGCTCGCTTACAGATACAGGAGCGATTGGTACACGACATCGTAGATATGCTGAAAGCGGCTCTCGGTAGCGAATACCCACCACTTGGTATTGCTCTCGTGATGAAGGGTCATCATTCTTGCAAAGAGTTCAGAGGCGCAAAGAAGAAGGGCATTATGACCTCTTCTTACCTTGAAGGTGCTTTCAAAGATGACCCACAAGTGAGGGCTGAGTTTATGAACCTCGTAAATGGTGATAAGTATGAAGGTTAAGTCAGTCAAAACACAAATCTTGGAGGAAGTGGGTTTTCTGCTTCCTACCAAGAAACTTCTTTCCTCTAAAGAAAAGGTTGAAATCATGGAGCAGTTTTTAATGATGCCAGCGAGCCAGATAGTGACCTTGCAACAAGATGGACGTAAGTCGTCTTTTGTACAGCAGATAGCAAAGCTACTCTATAACAACAATCTTGGAGAGTACTTTAATGTACTGAAAATGTGCCGAGATATGGCAGCAGAGGAAAAAGAAAATAAAGATGCTTTTCTTAAATAAAAGCTATTGTTGGGAATAAATTAGGAATAAAAGTTATTAATATGCCATTATCAAGAGATGAAGGCAAGCGAAAAAAACAGCTTGCAAACCTTGAAAAAGGTAAGTTTAAAAAAGGTGGAGTTGGTAACCCCAAGGGCAGACCACCAAAGCCTAAGACGATGTCATTGTTCATCGAAGAAATGAAGGAGAAGGGCTACGAAGTGCCTTCCTCTCAGATTATCGCAGAGTCTTTCCTGTATATCGCTACCCTGCCCCAAGCCGAATTGGAGGCGGTGTTGACAGATAAGTCACGCCCGATGATGCAACGCATTATTGCCAAGGGAATACTTGATAAGAAAGGGCTTGATGTACTCGAAAGAGTTATTGATAGAGCCTACGGAAAGATTCAGCGCATTGACCTTACAAGCAAGGGCGAGCAGATTAAGCAAGACCCATTGCAAGTACACGTTGTTACCAATAATGAAGAGTATCAGAAGATTCTCGCTGAGATTCAGAAAGAGAAGGAAAAGAAGGATGCTGAGCCAGATAAAAATATAGGAGAATAAATATATGGAAATACAGAAGAAATGGGCTATGCCAAGTGGTGATACTTTCGGTATAAAGCCAATCAAAGAACTTTTTGATAAATATAATAAAGGTGGTGTTATTATTGACCCATTCGCAAAGGATTGCAAGCTCGGAACAATTCGCAATGACTTAAATCCGAACTGCGATACTCAGTATCACCTTGACGCATTAAAGTTCCTTCAAGGGCAGAAATCTAACTCTGCTGATATGGTATTATACGACCCACCTTATAGTGTTACACAAGCATCTTTGCTATATAAGGATTTTGGTAAAGAGAAATTGGAGGTAAATGTCTCTAATGCCAAATATTGGTCTTTATGTAAGAAGGAGATTGCAAGAATATTAAAGAATGAAGGTATCTGTATTTCTTGTGGTTGGAATACACAAGGAATAGGAAAATGTAACGGAGCGGTATGTAAAGAGATTCTTATCGTAGCACATGGCGGCTCGCACAACGATACCTTAGTCACAGTTGATGAAATAAAGAAATAAGAGCAGATAAAGGATAATAGAGATATGCCGCACGTATATTTAGCAAAGAACTACATGAGGGTAAAGGCAGCGAAAGAAGCAGGGTTCACAACTTGCTCTCTTCAAGGCTCAAGTCGTAGTGCTAAGACCTACTCGGTTGTGCAGTTCCTTTGTATGCTTTGCTTCAACTATGCTGGAACGACCGTTTCCATCATTCGTGCTGGTATGCCTTCCATTAAACGAACTGTCTATCGTGATTTCAAGGATATAATGCTCAACTTTGGTTGGTGGGATGATAAGTGCATGAATAAATCGGAGTTCGTTTATACTTTCCCTAACGGCTCTTGGATTGAGTTCTTCTCCACCGATAACGAGCAGAAGGTGCGTGGTTCTAAGCGTAAGATACTTTTCGTAAATGAGGCGAATGAGCTTTCTTTCATCGAATGGCAGCAGCTACAGATGCGTACCACGGAGTTCTCTATCCTTGATTATAACCCTTCCTTCTCTGAAGACCATTGGATAAATCAGGTAAACGAGGAAAAAAGCACTTATTGGTTTATTTCCACTTATAAGGACAATCCTTTCCTCGAACCAAAGGTCATCGCTGAGATTGAGAGCCTTAAATGGAAGAATCCGAGCCTTTGGCGTATTTATGGTTTGGGATTGCGCTCTATGGTTGAGGGCTTGATTTTTAAGAATGTAGTTATTGATGATTATATTCCTATTCAAGCGAACAGACACCGATACAGAGCCATTGACTTTGGTTACTCCAATGACCCTACAGCGATTATTGATGTATATATCTACGGAAAGATTATCTATATAGATGAAATATGCTATCAGACAGAAATGCTTTCTTCTGATATTATCAGAGTATTGAAAGAGGATAAAAAAAATATTGAGGTAATATCAGAGAGTGCCGACCCTCGTCTGATAGATGAAATCTATAATGCTGGTATTGATATAAAACCTGTAAAGAAGTTCAAAGGTTCTATTCAAGCTAGTATTATGAAGATGCAAGAATACACAATTCATATAACAAAACGCTCTACAAATGTAAGAAGGGAATTTAATAATTATACCTATCGCCAAGATAAGGAAGGAAAGTGGCTTAATGAGCCTATAGATATGTATAATCACGCTATAGATGCATGCCGATATGTTGTTATGGAGAAGTTATTGGGCGATTATGGCAGCGGAATGCAAGCCGCCGACATTCTCGGTCTGATGGGTTAAAATCGAAATGCTTATGAAACGAATATATGATAAACAGCCAAGGGAGCATCATCGTAAACGCTCCCACTATAATAGCAGAGGAGTAGCCAAATTATCCTTTGATAATGAGAAGGTAGCCGCAAGATACATAAAGAAAAAGCGGCTACTCGGTTACTCCGCATATCTTTGTAGTGAGTGCAATCATTGGCACATTGGAAGACTGCCGAAATAGGCGTTTTTCTTTTGTTTACACAGGGTTTCTTCTTCATGCCTATATAAGTTATATTATTACTAACTTTGCCCTTGTTATAACAAAAAATATTCATATATGAGAGCAATAGAACAGATAGTATCAATACAAGATGCGAACACAGTCCGCTCGGTATTGACCGCAAGAAAGAAAGGCTTTAAGACATCACTGAGTGTGCTTGAAGAACAATGGAATCCATCAAAGCATAAAATCTTTGATGAGGATTTCCGTCCTAAGAAACGAATCAAAGTACCTACGGGTCAGTATGACCCTATCACACAGAAACCGATTTATAAGGATAAGAAAGTTGAGCCAGTAAGAATCGCTATCCCTGCTCAGAAGTCAATCACAAATCTTACTGTTGGTTTCTTGTTTATGAATGCCGTTACCTATAAAGCTACGGCACATGGTGTTGATATAAAGAAGATGGACGATAAGCAGCAGAAGCTATATGACGGCATCATGCACTGCTATCACGACAACAAGATGAAGTACTTCGATAAGCGACTTGCCCGTACCCTCTTCAAGGAATGTGAGTGCGCCGAGTTATGGTATATGCCAACAGACGCAGAGGGAAAGCTTCGAGGCGAAATCCGAGTTCAGTTGCTTTCACCTTCAAACGGCGATAAGCTCTACCCTCATTTCAACGATTTCCATATCATGGACGGCTTCGCCCGTGAGTACTATGTATATGATGAGCTTGGAAAATCTGAGCTACATTTTGATGTATATACAGATAGATTGTGCTATCAGTACACTAATATTGATGGCGCAGGTTGGAAGCTTATTTCTGCCCTACCTCATGGCTTCACCAAAGTGCCTGTCGTTTACTATAGACAAGACCAAGCTGAGTGGGAAGATGTTCAATGGGCTATTGACAGAGTGGAAACTTGTATCTCAAATTGGGGTGATACGAATGACTACTTCGGCACGCCTAAGTACTTTATTAAAGGTCGTTTGGAGGGCTTCGCTGAGAAGGGCGAGCAAGGCGCAGTCTTCCAAGGTGGCAGTGATGCAAGTATGAACGTCCTTTCATGGGATAAATCACCTGAGAGTGTGAAGGGTGAAATTGCTTACCTCTTCAATATCATCTATTCATTCACCTCAACAGCCGATATCAGCTTTGAGAATATGAAAACCTTGGGCAGCAACACCTCGGGTGCGGCTATCCGTTTGATGTTCACTGCTCCTTATATGAAAGCAGATTTGAAGACAGAAATGTTCGGTGAAATGTTTACTCGCCGCTCGAATATCGTAGCTAACGGCATCTGTAATACGGGAGTTTACGTAAAGGGTATCGACCAGAGTGTTGCTGAGCAGATTGACTTTGAACCAGTCTTCAAGCCATATCTACCAAAGAATGATGTTGAAATGTTGCAACTTATCACTTCATCCAATGGTGGTGCGAAATCTACCTCTAATCGCCGTGCCATCGAGCTTAACCCTCTCAATGATGACCCTGATAAGGTTGAGGAAGAAATGAAGAGTGAACAGGAAGAAGCGTTGGCGCAGCAGGCAGCTCTTTCGGGACTTGGTAGTGCCGCAAGTGGAAGACAGTCAGTTTCCAATGAAGAAGAAGAGGAGGAATAACTATGGCAAAAGGAAGTGGAAATACACGTACTATAAGCAGTGTAAACGCTGCAAGTAGCAGAACAAATGCGAATAAAGATATTCAGATTAAATCAAAGGCAGAAAGTAAGCAGATGAATTATCAGAATATCACAGAAATAGACCGTTCAAAGTTTTCCTTATTCACAAAAACCTTGCCACGACACATAAAGGATATGACGAATGTAGATATTAGCAAGGCTATAAACGGTACTTCTAAGAAATTAGGTGGTTACATCAATATTGATTTTAATCAGCTAAAAAACAACGAGGCAGCAACCGTAAAGTCGTACCTTACGAAGAAAGGATATTATTACGAAGATAACGGTGCTGTGAATATCGCTATTTTCTACAAGAGGAACTATAAGGGTAAATAATGTCTAAGAAGCTCACATCAAAACAACAGAAAGAACAACTGAATAATCTGTTCGCCGTTTATAATAAGCGGTTGGGCAGATTATACAGCGATTATGTCAAGAAGCTTACCTCTCTTGGCTATGGAGAAGATGTGCTCGAAGATGATGCGCTTTTTAACTTTGATAACTTTCCGCAGTTAAAGGCTCGTTTGAACGACATCTTTAATGATTACTATCAGAATAGCCTTCTTTGTTATAAGAGCGGCATCACCGATGGCGTTGCGTTGGCGTATAACCACGATGAAATGGTTATAGGCGGTTATTCCGTGCTTACTGATAAAGCAATAAGGGTCGCACGAGATACCGCCGCAGCCACGTTTATTGCAAATCGTTTGAAAACAAAGAATGGATTGAATCTCGCTCAGATTGTTTGGAACTATTGCCAACAGACGAAGAGCGAGTTTGAAATGGCTATGAGCAACACCATTGCGGACGGAATCAAACAAGGCTCATCAGCAGAGGAAATCGGCAAGAGTATTCGCAGATACCTTAATGACCCAGATATGATGTATCGCCGTTATCATACCATCAAGGTTCAGAAGAACGGAAAGAAGAAAGATGTGGTGACTTGGCGCAGACGTAGAATCATTGACGGCAAGGTGCGCTTTATTGAAGAGCCATTAGAGAAAGTAGGCATGGGTGTTTACCGCTCGGCAAGAAAGAATGCTCTCAGAGTAGCAAGAACGGAGATAAATGCCGCATATCACAAGGCAAGAAACGAGCGATGGCAGAACGAGCCGTTCGTTATCGGTCAGTATATTCACGTATCACCACAGCACAATATTGATGATATATGCAATGACCTTGAAGGTCGCTACCCGAAAGATTACGTATGGATTTCTTGGCATCCTCAATGTATCTGTACCTCAGACCCTATCACTATACAAGGCGATGAGAAAAAGGAGTTTTATAAACGCTTAATGGCTGGCGAGGATATGAGCAACTACGTATCCCCTTTTGCCGTGCTCACTATGCCCGAGAAGTACAATCAGTACATTAAGGATAACTCCGAAGCTATTGTGAAGGCAGGAATGAGGGGTAAATTGGCTTGGCACTTACAAGATAATACAAAGTATTGGGCACATCTTTTAAGCCCGTTAGACCGCAAGAAATTGGGGTTAAAGGCGGTTTCTTCTAAGGAGCTTATACTTGCGAAGGCAAAGGAACGTCACGCCCTTAGAACTAAAGAGCAGATAGATAAGATACAGAGCCGATGGGATAAGCATAGACGTGACTATTACAATGGCTTAGTTCATAATCTGCTCGGTAGCAAATCTGTTACGGATATAAAGAGCCAAGACCTCTTTGAACGTTACTATGCTATCCGCTACGCAATCAAGGACAAAAAGAGTGCTTCTGAGATAGCATCTTTGTTTGATAGATTCAAGCGAGGTTATCAGACTAAACTTGCATGGACTGACCGCAAGGTTGCGATAAATGTTATGAAGGTGGCTGCTAATTACGGAGAAACCGATGTTTCTGCCGTTCTAATCGCATTAAAGTCTGCTAACTATACATTAGCAAGGAAAGAAGCAAAAACGCTCGCAAACGCCATTTCTGCTATTAAAAAGGATGAACTATCACTTTCCGCTCTAATCCCTGATGTCAATAAGTGGCATAAGCAGTTCACGTCCCAGGAATTGCACGGAGTATATGATGCCGTAGAAGCGAAGTTGGCTCAATGGCAAAGCTTAACACTCGAAAAGCAGGCAAGCAAATTGCAATTTGAGGCAGTTGATTTCCTTGGTGGAAATATGCACGGGGTTCAACAGAAGTATGCTACATGGAAGGTATCGCAAGCGGCATATCTCAAAAAGCTTGATGAGGTAAAAACGGCGATTGATTGGGTAAATATCAATAAAGCTTATGCTGACGTAAAAGGTTATAAGACACAGAGCAAGATATATCATAAGCTTATCTATGACCTTGAACACGCTATGCTCGCAAAGGATAAGACCCTTGCTGAGCAGTTGCTTTATGAAGCTAAGCAAAAGAAAGAAACGCTTATTAATGCGAAAGCAAAACGAAATGCGAAGAATGTTGTATTTGATACAGACCAATTCTCTCAATCAAGGAAAGATGCCGCAGTATGGGATAAGGGTAATGGTGCAAAAGCTGATAAAGCCCTCGTAGATACTGCCTCCAAACAATGGATAGCAGCAACAGAAAAAGAAAAAGATTTCACATACGAATACACTCATCATTATTGCGATGTAAATGAACCATTACAAGGAAGAAAATATGATAATTACCAAACGAAGGAAAGGTTTATAGAAAAGGTTAATAATATAACAAGCTATATAGAAAAGAACGAACTTCCTACCGATATGTGGTTTACAAGAGGTGATGATGGAATGAAAGTTATTGAATCACGAATTAAGTTTGCTGGCGGTTCTATGCCAAATAACCTTCAAGACCTTGTTGGAATGGAAATGCAAGAAGGTGGTTTTATGTCAACTGGTAGCCGAAAAGGAAAAGGCTTCAACACTCGAAGTGTTATTATGAACATATATGCACCAAAAGGAACAAAGGCTGCTTACGTAGAACCTTTCTCTGCTTTCGGTTGTGGTGATAAAAGAAGTTGGGATGGAGTAAGCCGTTTCTCTACATATAGTTCCGAGCACGAAACACTCTTTCAGAGAGGAACACGAATGCGAATAACAAAGGTTTATGAAGAAGGTGGAAAGACCTACATAGACTGTGAGGTTATAGGGCAAGAAATAAGAGATTTATCTTATGTAAAGGATAGCAATATCGGATATTAAACAAAAAAGGTGTACCATTACGGCGCACCTTTTTTCGTTATAGTTCGTTTGGAATTTTATCCTCTGGGAAATGGTCGTTTGGGATAAAGAGGTATTCGTCTATCAGCTTATAGAACCTACCTATCTCTTCCTTAATATTGAAGGCTGCTTTAGCCCATGAAGTGAACATTATAATAAGCAATGTATGTGGAATCCCCTTATATTCCTTACCATTGATTTTCTTATAATATTCTTCCTCACCTTTAAACTTTCCTTCGCTATTAACATACACTCTTTCCATATCCCAAAACCAAGCCATATTTTCGTTGGTATTTGGGTTCTCACCACCTCTATAGTATCGGCAGTGCTTGATTAAATCTTCCTTATTCGCCATATCTATAAATAAATTTAATTACTACATCCTTCATATCCAAAGGGAGATAATTCAATGCTTTTTCCTTCATTTCTTGTGGAATGCCGAAGAGTGGCTGAGCGATTGAACCAACGATTGCTCCCATCGTATCGCTATCACCGCCATGAGATATGGCGAGGCGGATGGCATTCTCGAAGGATGAGGCTTGCGAGAGGAGATAGAAGGATAATGGTACGGCATCCATGCAGGTTTCATCGAACTTGCCCTTCGGATAATCTCGCGTATCGAAATCCTCGTAATAGCTGCGGGCGATATCCTTGAAGGCTTTCATTGCCTTATCATCATAATCTTTAGATTTCTCATCCTTGCACTCCTTATAATCCTCTGAAAAATTGTTCTTGCGGAAATGCCAGATGGCATGAGCCACGGCTTTGGCTCCCTTGATTCCTTCGGGGTGGTTATGAGTAGGAAGAGCCGTTTTCTCTGCCTCTTCCAACACTTGCGACAGGTCATCGAATAGCCAAGCCACCGGTGATACTCGCATTGCCGAACCATTTCCAAAACTATTATATGGCTGCGGATCAAGAGAACGAATCCATTGGGCGAATCTTCCGCCATACGCTCCTTTTGGAGAAGGATAGCGGCGACACCAATCCAGCAGGCTTTCCTGATAGCTTCGTCCGTTCAGTATCGCATCGGCTATCGCTACCGTACAGATGGTATCATCGGTGAAGTCGCATCCTTCGCCGAACATCTCGAAATCATAATCAAACGTATTGTTAAACTCATATTTAGAGCCTACAATATCACCTATAATTGCTCCTATCATAGCTGTATCTCCTATTTTAATGTTAATTATTCGCAAATTTACGAAGAAATATTCAGATAACCAAATATTTTTTATTACTTTTGCATTAATTGTTGTATCGAGTGCGTATCTCCTATGTACTCACAACGTTAAACATAATAATTATTTACATCTAGCATCGTCCTCATTCGTATCTCCGAGGGCGGTGCTTTTTGTTTATAAGAACTCCTTTAAAGCAACGTGATAAACATCATACATCAGGCGAGTTACGTATAGTACGGCAACCTTATCAACTATAAAAGAAGGATAAGGCTTACCCTCTTTGATGATTGTGTTCAACGATAATTTCGGGTACTTGGCTGAATATAGCTTCAATGCTTTCAGAAGCTCATTCAATCTTTCTTCCCCGAATGCTTGCTTTATCTTCTCCTGATTTCTAAGAGCGAAACGAGCCATAAGCTAATTATACTTGATTATCTTATACTCCATTTCGAGCATAACGTTGCCGAATAAGGCTAAAAGTACGTCAAATGCTCTCATATCTTACTCAGCTTTATCAACGATAACAAGGTTTTTCAATCTCTCCAAGAATGTGTGATAATCATCCTCGCAGAGAATCACTTGACCGCCCGTTGGTGTGGTCTTGCAATTAAGCTTTATAGATGTTGCTATATCGCCATTACGTGAAGGTTCAACGTAAGCGATATTATCTATATTAATAAGGATACAAAACCCTTTATACTTTACCTCAATAAACTTTGCCATAATTAAATCTCCTTTATTTTATTAGTTTTAAAATCATAAGAATAACCATTATTCTCCATTATATTCAGAAGAAAGTTCTTCTCCCATTCATTTGCGTATCGTAAGCAACCCGACGAGTATTTAATGTTTGTACTCATATTTCCTTTGCCTACACCGAAAGATTTGAATGCGAACGAGTATTTTATGTGAGCCTCTATCCAGTCATCGTTATGAATATTTGACAAGATAAAAACACAACTTTCACCTCTTTCGTCATTATAAAACCTAAGTATATCTCCTTCTTTGTACATAAGCTATTCACATCTATCAAGATACTCTTTCCAAGCCTTATCAAAGACAGGCTTGATGAATATATTATTTCTTACATCCCTCATTGTTATCCCAAGGGCAAGCACGGCTTCTTCTGGGTTGTATGTATAGCCGCATTCGTGGTTTGCGAACTCATACATGAAAGCATCTTTCAAGCCTTCATCTGTCTTTATGAGCTCCAAGATTTCCTTATCGTGACGTTTACGCATTTCCTCGAAAAGGTAAACGTCAGAGGCAAGGCAGAATGCGCCGCAACCGAGTGAGCGAATCTTCATCAAGTCCTCCTTCGAGGTAGTCAGCCCCCACTCTTCCATCATTTTCTTAAACTGCTCTTTACCAAAAGCAGCTTTCATGGGCAATTTATCAAGCTCTTTCTGATGCTTCTTCTTTAATTCTGCGTATCTATTCATAATTGTATCTCCTTTTAAATTAGTAAAGCTGTTCTGTTCTTGTATAGCAGCCCTTCACAGCGTACTCAACACGTTTCTTCTCAACCTCATTGTAATCAGAGCTAACGGCAACTGCCTGCCATTTGCCACCTTCGTAAATCTGAGCAACGTAATCAAAAACGTTAGCCTCTACTACTTTTCCGTTAATCATTGTAACTTTCATTGTTGTATCTCCTATAATTTAAATATTAAACCTATTTATTAATTATTTACACCGCAAAATTAATAATTTCTTTTAAAACTGCCAAATCTTTTCGGTATTTTTATTAGTATTTTAATAGCTTTTAATATATTGATATGTAAATTAAGGTTATATTAATATAAAAAATGCAATATAAATATATAGTATTCATTTTTTCGCTACCTTTGCATACATAACCAAATCAGACGAGTTATGACACAGATTTATGACGCATCACCAAAGGAGTTGGCGGCAATGGCTCAACGCTACCTCCGTGATGGAATGTTAAGCAGAGCCACATACTGCTACGAGCGGCTGATGTACCTCGGTTGCTTGCGCAGAACGGGTTATCTTCGCCTTGTCTTAGTATATACCAAGCAAAGGAAAGATAATGCCGCAGAGCGTGTTTTAAATAGGTATCGTGCAATTTATAAATATTAATATAGGAGATATAAAATATGAAGAAGCTTTTATTTATCGGAGCTATGCTATTCTTTACGATGCAAACATTCGCACAAGAGTGGTCGAGTACTTTACATAAGGCAGATGAACTAAGAGGAACGAAAGAGTATGTATCATTTATGTATGAGGATGAAGAGAAGAATACTTTTATCTTCTGGTCTCATTATAAAAATGATTTTAGAATCATTTGCAATGAAGGTATCTTTGATTACGATAAGAATAACTCCTTTGTGGCTACATTTGGATATTATGATGAGAATGGGCAGCTCAAAAAGAAACAGAAGATAACAATGTTCTTGGAGAGTGGAAATCCTAAAACGGCATCACCAGGAATGTTTAAGAAAGGAGAGGTAGTAAAATACCTAAAAGAAGGTCGTGGATATATAAGAATCCTTGCGAAACAATTTGGAAGAGTATCATTGTGGGAAATGAAAATTCCTTGTATGGATAAATAGCAATGAAAGAGATAGAGCAGATAAATACTCATCCATTAAAGGAAATCTTTGAGGGTGAAGCATCAGGGTTCACGCCTTGGCTTACAAAGAATATCGGTGTACTATCAGAGAAGTTGGAAATCAATATCTCAGAAGCAGAGCGTGAGCATAAACTGGAGACGATGAAAGTTGATATTGTAGCCAAAGCTGGCGATGATGGAGAGAAAAGCATCATCATAGAGAATCAGTTTGGCGATAGTGATTCCGACCATTTGGGCAAGGTAATAACTTATGCTGCGCACTATAACGCTGATTACGCCGTATGGATAGTTGAGAAAGCAAGAGCAGAGCATATCAGTGCCATTCAGATGCTGAATGATTCAACCATTCAATGTAACTTCTATCTGATTGAAGCAACTGCCGTGAGTGTCGGCAACTCAAAGGTAGGCATACTGTTTGATATTGTATGCGCGCCACCATACGAGAAGGGCGAAGCTTCGCCGAAATCAGACACAGAACAGCGATTAATGAAGTTTTGGACGGCATTCAATGAATACGCAAGCAAGAACGGAGCAGACTTCCAAAAGATGCCACAAAGTTATCATTGGATGAATATCTCAACGGGAACATCAAAAGCTCATTATGACCTTTTTGTACGCAAAGGTTCTGCTTCTGTCCGCTTGTTGCTTGATGGCTCAGATAAGACTGAGAATAAAAAGCATTATAAGCTGATAGAAAAAGATAAGGAAGCTATCAATGAGGCATTCGGAAAACCTGCACTACAATGGAATTTGGCAGAAGATAATAAAACAAGTGTGATAATGGCTACAAACTATGAATATGGTGGATATGAGCAAGATAAGTGGGAGCCCATATTCGCTTGGATATTAGAGATATATAATAAACTTCAAGGTATATTTAAGCCATATATCGAAAAAATAAAGAAAATGTAATGACAGAAGAAGAAAAGAAGAAGGCTTTAGAGAACTTCAATGCTCTCATAGAAGAAGCAAGGAAGAATAACGTCAATATGACGATGGACGAGATTAATGAAGAGATTCGGCTCGCAAGGGCTGAACGAAAGCAAAGAGAAAAAGAAAAGGCAGAGCGCAAATAGTGCCCTGCCTTTCTTATAGTAGCTGTATCTCCTATAATTATTTACACCTTGTTGTATTGCGTATCTCCTACTCACGCATAACGTTAAACCCCTACCCCGATTACTTCGCTATAGATACCCTCTGGCAGTACGCCACCAAAGGCTCTTACGGCGTTACCGATTCCTTCGGCAATCATCGTACCCTCATTACTATCATCAATACCCTCAGACACCAAGAATCTCATAGCCTTCTCCTGGACTGCCATAAGCTCTTTGAGCAGAGCGATACACCGCTGAGTAGCATCATTATCAACCGTTACCTCTATCATCATATTCTGATTATCCATTTTTGATTTCTCCTATTCAATTAAAAGTTAGACTGATTGTTTTTAGATACAAGCGCAGCTCTCTTCTCGCCGTTGATTTCAGCGATGGCATCCTTCACATTAAAGTCGTTGTTATAGAGAGCAAGAATAAAACGCTTGCCACGTTGATTCCATACAAGATTTACTTTTGTGCCCGTAGAACCATCACCCTTGATATAATTGTAGGTTCGGGTGCTTGCGAGCTGCCATTCACGGTACTTGCCCTTCAAATGCCAAGAACCTGATTGAAAGTATTGAATACCTGCATTGGAAAGTTGATGATTGAGTGCTCTTGCGCTGATACCGAGGTCATCAGCAACTTGTGTGGTGGTAAGGCAGTCCGTTGATGCAAGTGTATCATCGTAGTACTTTACCTTTGGTGCGGCAACAGTCAATTCCTTCTGCTGAATACCGATGGTCTGTGCCTGCTGCTCGGTCTGAACTTCAAGCTCACGAACACGCTGCTCTTTACGTGATAATGCTGCCTTCGCAGCAATAAGACCACGAGCAATGATGTCTTCCTCGGTATCTTCATCGGTTGAAACGATATACCCACCATCTTTGCGAAGAGCTGGAAGAACCTCATCAAAAACCCAATCTTGGAACTTGCGAGCGGAAGGCTTGCGAGATTGGAAAATTACACGATAAAGGTCTGGTTCGGTGACAAAGAACATTTCCTGCTCTTGCATCTTTCCTGTTGCAGCACCATGAGATATAACTTCCGTTGCTACCTTAATTGAACTAATGTGGCAAGATTGAAGTCTATTTACTACCGCTCCAACTTGCAACCCCAAGGAATCACAAACATCCTTCAAACAGAATAAAGGTTCATCCTTCTCATTCCGCGAGGTTCTAAGTTCTCCAAACATAGGAGAATTAAAAATTTCTACGTTCTTCATTTTGCTTATCTTTTTGAACGTTTAACTAACAGACACATAAAGGGCGTACTGTTACCCTTTGTTCAATTCCGATAAGCTAAAGGAACGCATACACCATTATAATATATGCAAGGGACAATACGCCTATATTGTATTTCTTTATGAGAAATCAGAGCATAAAAAATGCCCCTCCATTATACTGAAAGAGCTTCTCATCCTCAATCAGCTTATCTTTATTGAACGCCGCAAAATTAAAAAGAAATCTGCGAACTACCAACTTTTTCTCCAACTATTTTTGGTTTTAATAGAAATAAATCGGAATTAATAGTATTTAATAGCTTTCTTGCTAAGAATCAGCAACTTATTTCTTTACCTTGATAAATTTATTATACTTATAGAAGGGAGCAGCAGCCGAGACCACCGCCCCCAAAGAGATACAACATATATATTAAGATAAAATGAGAATCCGTCTATTCTTTAAGATACCTTAAAAGGCGCATACGCAAAAATCCCTTTCTCCCAAAATTGCATATCTTTAATACATTCTTCAATGGTAATTTGGGATAATTTCAATCCTCTGTGCTTAGCACGAATACGTGCATAATGTATCAGCCTACGCATATCTTCTCTATCCATACCTATAACTAATTACCAAATTGTTTGTTGTTGCTTCCGTTCTTTAACCCGTTTCTTAGCAATATCAAAGAATTTCTTATTCTTCTCAAAGCAGATAAAATGTCTATTCGTATTAATACACGCTATCGCAAGCGTACCAGAGCCACAGAACGCATCCAAGACCACATCACCCTCATTACTGCTCAGTTCAACAAACTCTTGCATAATTGAGACAGGTTTTTCTGTTGGATGATTCTTACTTTTCCCGTTAATCGGTTTTTCTTTCTTTACCCGATTATAATACAAGTTATTATTTAACCGATTAAGAGCAGTACCGTAATCATACACTCTTACTATGTACTCCAGGTTCTGCGAAAAACGATTTTTGTTAATGATAGATAACGGCTTCTCCCAAACGAGTATTGTAAACATCAGGCTATTCTTATTTGCCCAGTTACAATAATACGGTACCTGTTCTTCCGAACAGAACATATAAGCATTCATTATCTTCATTTTCGGCTTTAATGCATCAAGGAACTTATCTATTTCTTCTTCGCCGAAACAACTCATCCCTCCCATCATATCACCACCATATTTATAAAGCTCCGATTTTCCAAAGGAACTTTTCTGATTCCATTCACTCCCATCATACGTAGGACTAAGTGGCGATTTATTGTGGAGATATGGGGCATCCGTAACACATAAATCTATGCTTTTATCAGGAATATCACGCATAAGGTTAATGCAATCTCCGAAGTAAATATTATCTAGCTCCATACCCTACGCTCCTTTCTTGAATTTCTTAGTACCGTCTTTAGGCTCGCAGAAGCCATCCTCCTCTCTCAAATTATAGAGAGCTTGCGTTTCCTTAGGCATGCTATAGAAAGCCGAGAAACGAGCCTTCTTTGCATTGATAGGGTCATAGAGAGTTCTTGTTATATCAGACCATACGGCGACAACCTTCTTATCTTTAACGATATTGTCACGGAATTTCTCTGCTTCATCGTGCATGATGTCGTACAGACAATTATCCGCTTGCGTAAATGCCATTTTAGCCCGATAATTTTCGTAGCTTGGAGCAATATCAACTCCATACTCCCTTTCGGTAATCTCCATAACGTGTATATGGGTATCATTAATCTGCTGTACGAGGTTCTGAATCATAATGACATACGAGCAGAGATAAGGGTTATACTTGCATTTCAGATTGCGAAGCTTATCTTCAATCATCTTTCGTAACTTCTCAACCTTATCCTTAATCAAATCCCACAGAAAAGTAGAATACTCATTATAGTAGTCTTCATCCATATTTCGCTCATACAACTTCATCGTATCACGAATAGATGTTTGGCATTCAGTAAAGTGCTTTTTAAGATTGAACTTAAACACCTTCTTCTTATCAAAGACCTCCTTAGAAATAAGAAGGAAGTTGTCTGCCAAGATAAACTCCATGTAGCAACTCTGACAGAGAGTAGAATAAGCGTAATCAAGGGCTTTCTGAACCTGCTCATTATCAATGCAACTCGGTACATAGACAATGGCTTTCCAACCCATAACGTCCGTTTCTACATATCTTCCCGTATCAATCTTACAATCATTATGATTGCCTAATAAAATAGTTGCTTCCATACTTTACTTCTCCTTATTATTATTACCTTGCACAAGACATCCGAAAGTAACCCCAACAGATATGATAATCAATACAAATAGAACCAAATTCATACCTTATCCCTCCTTTTCTTTTAAGAACCGCACAAGGCAGTTATAATTCTGACTAAGGCTATTGAGAATCTTAATTTGCTCATTAAATGACAAATGCTCGAATAGCACAACTTTATCATCCTTATCCTTTATGGTCATACCACAAAGGTTGCCACCGATTTCAAGTATAACTTTTAGACTAATATCTTTTTTATCCATAACAAAGCTATTTTTTTAATTTACGATAATGATAATATTTTTTGTGTTCATAGCGCACGGCAGAGTACTTTTGAAGATTTTCCTCATACTCCTCACGAGGATAAGAGAATGCGCCTTCAGAAAGAGCTATTCGCTCAAAATCGGCATACTTCTTGTTATATCCAAGAAGCTCAACCAAATCCTTCGGATAACACCACGCAACCTGTAATTTTTGCGGCTCGTCTTTTTCTGGCGAAAACTTTATTGAACCTATATCTTGGTAACGTTTTGCATCAGGCATTCTCATATCCTCAATATAAGGTTGTAATTCACCACTTCTTACGTCTCTAAAAAAGACAAAGATAGCATTACTACCACAAGGCTCAGTAACAGGGTGGAGTATCTTATCAATACGTTCTTTCTGTTCTTTCTGACTTTGTTTATAGCCTTTCTTGTACCCTCGAATAAAAGCCTCCGAACATACTTCAAGCAAACCATCTGGGCAAACACGATGATTGCATTGCCTACAATGACGTTCATTGCCGTTAGCTATTTTAGCTTTATCTTCTAAGCTTAATCTCTTTCCCATTTTATTACAGATTAATTATTGATATTCCGTTATACAATAGCACCCAACCCGTTATGAGTAAGATGAATAAGAATATAGTAATCAAGATTTTTTCTTGTATGGTTACCACACCTTCTAATTTTCCGTTCATTGCGCCAACAGCAACAACGCTGCTCAATGCGATGACGGATGCGCCTATGATGATTAAAATCGCTCCTATTCCCATTTTTTCACCTCCCATATTTCTGTGATTTCCATCTGCTCACGATATTCCTTTACCGCATTGGTAAAATAAGGAGAGATATTCAAATCCTTAACAAAAGAGGTGATGGTTTCCGTCTGATGATAGTTATCACCTTGTACCCATCCATCATCCTCTTTAACGAAGCAGAAAACAGCAAAACAAGATTTCTGTTCACCCGTTTCATTATCCAGTATCTGTTGCCTTCTCGCACAGAACTTCATTGTTCGTTCGTTATTGAATAGCTCGTAGCCATCACCCGTGCGTTGTGCAAAGGGCACTTCGCCCTTTGCTTCTATGATAAACTTCTTTTCTTTAATCTCTTCCATAATCATTATGTATTAGATATTTCTGAATAACTTTCATTTTTTCCGTAAACAACTCTTACGTTAAGAAGATTGTTAAGTGTGAAACCCATTCTCCAACTAAACCAAAGATAACCAATCTTCTCAGCAATCCTTATTGCGGTATCAGCATACTTCTTTGCATCACCCTTAAAAGGTTCTGAGCCATAATAGGAGAAGCCATTATCAAAGACTAGTTTAAATACCTTATTCTTAGGTAGCTGATACTTACAGAAATCATCATAAGGAAGAATATTTCCATCTACCTCAAAGCAAATCTGCTTATAATCAAGGAAGGAAACAAACCCTTTATCATTGATAGTAAGATTGCTTCTTTTAAAGATAGCTAAAGCATCTTCCTCTTCCTTTTTATTAAGAATGCGATAATTAGTAAAAATTATCTCACACCCGATTTTCTGCGGAACAAAATCAACGATAGCAATAAGTGGGCTAAAATTGCAATATGAGCCAGATTTTGCCATTCCTTGCTTCTTCAAGAATTGTTCACTATCATACTTATTAAGATACACGATAGCCAAAGGAAACTTTTTCCTAAATACTACGTTTAAATCCTTAAATTCTATAAACATAAGCTTAATCAATAAAGTCGTTAAATGTAAGAACCTCAGATGCACCCTCACGGAAAGGTTTCTTATCACATGCATACCCCATCCAAGAGCCGTAGTCATATACCTTATACATGTGATAACCAGCCTTCATCAACACCTTAAAGGCAGCTTTCATTTCACATCCATGTATTTTAACCATATCCTTATCATTGGCGTGTCCACTAAAGCGTGGATTGCTCAAACTAATACGTCTTGTAGCAGGTCGGCTACCATTATTTGCACCTGAGAAAGGATGAAAAATATCCCAACAACTATTAGATAAGAAGGCATTACAGATTGCCTGTACGACCTCCTCTCTAACTTCGGTTGGTTGAACATAATCGTTTTGTGGTATATTTACCTTGATTTCCATAATTGTATCTCCTATTTTTTTATGGGCAGCTATTACGCTGCCCGATTAATAACTAAAGTCCTTCTTTCATTAATTCAATGCCATGCTTCACACCTTCAAGGTAACGAACTGCCTCGCTAGCATTTCCTATATTTTTAATAGGATTCTCACCTACGAGGATGAGCCACCCGTCTGAGTGTAACTCAGCTGTGACTATTACCTTACCATAAGCAGCATTAATCTGCTTCACAAGATTCTCAACACCTTTTGTACTAACTGCTACTGCCATAATTGTATCTCCTATATTTAAACGTTAATTATTTCTTCTTCATACATTCCTTCACAGCGTATTGGCTTTTAAGAAGGCATTGTGTTGCATTCAACCCTTTCAGAGGAATAAAATACTCTACGATAGCATTCCAACGTCCTCTGAACGTACCAGAACCCTTTGCGTTGGCAATAAAAGAATCAACATCTGATTCACTAACCAAAGCACATGAGTACTTAGTGATAACCTCGCCTGTGTATTTATTAATAATTGTAATCATTGTCGTATCTCCTTCATTGAGTTATTGCTCTCTTGCCCAACGCTCGAAAGCTATAACATAATCTCTCTTTATGAATAAAGCATCACCCGAACCATTACCCCAATAATTAGAGATATGAGAAAGAAAATTACCTGTACCATTATTCGGGCAGAGTTTGCTATATATAGAACGGAACATTGCTGATATTTGGCGACCATTGAAATGCCCTGCTTCCTTTGCTAAATTAACAACATATCCATAACAATTAGACACAATAATAATACCTTTTTCGTTTACAAATTCACTATCACATGTACCCCAACAGCCATTAATAATAGTATCTTTCAGAAGTTGCTTCTGCTTATCTGAGAGCTTATCTAAAAGCTCATTTACGTTTATTATCTCCATTGTCGTATCTCCTATTTTTCAATTTCTGTAAACTCAATTTTACCATTCTTTTTAACATGTGCGTGCCACTTATTGGTTCTTACCTTACCATCCCAAAATGAAAGAGTAGGAAGTACCATACATTCACCACGCTCTACAAGTCTTTCGTAATAACTTATGACCTCATCCCAACTATCGAAAGTATGGGCAAGTGCTGTAAATCTGAATCGAGCAATTTTCTTTGTTTCCATTGTTGTATCTTTTAATTGTTAAACCTATTTATTAATTATTTACACCGCAAAATTAATAATTTCTTTTGAAACCAACAAATCTTTTCAGTGTTTTTATTAGTATTTTAATAGATATTAATACAAAACCAAGAAAATCGGATATTTTTACACAGAAAACTTATTTTTTAACCATTTTTCGATGGTTAAGATAAACTCATCCAATGAGCGGCAAATGCTGTACTGAAAGCCTAATCGCTCAACGTCAGACTGAAATTTGGCTTGCAAATCAGATTGATACCCGTCCTTAGTTTTAACTTCAATAAATAGGACATTTTCTCTTGCTATAATAATAAGGTCGGAGAAGCCAGCCAAAACGCCCTCGCCTTTCATAATCTTCGCTTCAAGCGCACTTCGTTGTCCTCCGTTAGGGATGGCGGCAATGATATAGCGAGGGTATTGCAAGCGAAACCACTTCACCATCTGAATCTGAATCTGCGATTCAATGTGCCGTGGTTTGCTTCTGCCTTTCTTCTGGCGCTCCTTCTTTAAAAACTCATCGTACTTCATTATTACACAACCTTGTCCAAAATCTTTTTAAGATAGAACTCTATCATATTTTCATAATACTTCCTATTTGAAAGATAGTCACCGCAGCTAATCTTCTTCTTGCATAAATTAACATCATTCTGCGCTAAGAGGTATCTATAATAAAAGAGTGACTTAAAATCCATAAATCTATTCAGTTTTAAAGTCTTATCCTCATAAGCCTCTTCGAGCTGCTTATTAGTTTCTTTCAGCTCTTCATTCTTCTTAATAAGACGGGAAATCTCTTTCTGTAAGTGATAGGTAAATATCCACATAGCGATAAACGGCAAGAATAATATCGCCACAGACCAACCATCTTTGACCGCACTACTGATACAGCATCCTAACAAAAAGAATGCACATAGCAGCTCAGTATGAGAACCGCACCAAGATAAAATCTTCTTCATATTGATATATTATTTATCAGTTTCTAATTTTGAGACTTGACCATTGAAGTATTTACGCACACCTTCGTAAATCTTCAATTGGCGAGAAAGTTCTTTATTCTTTTGGAGAAGCTCATCACGCTCAGCTACGACCTTCTCGTAATCATTGTGTTTGTTGTTTAATTTATTAAGCAACTCACCTTGCTCTTTGACCTTCTTCTGGTAACGAGTTAGCTTGATTTGCATCTTCGAGTAGTTTTCTAACACTCTAAGCACTACTCTTTCGTAAGGTACATCATTATTATACTTAGTTTCTTCCATATTACAAATGTTTTTTAACTTTATCATATATACTAAGAAAAAATAAAATCAAGGCAAAGAAACCTCACCTCTTCTATATTTCTCCCAAAATTCTTTATCGTACTTAAACCCTTTCTTAAACTTATGTCCGAATTTATTCCCTTTCTTAAACCTAAACTTCTTAGAGCTTGATTTGGATATAATGGTAGCAATCTTCATGGAAGATAATCTATACTCATGTAACCATACGGCATCTTTTCTTAACCCAAGAGACATAGCCTTATTCTTAACTGTTCTGATATTACAACAGAAGATTTTAGCAATTTCTTTATTTGTACGAAAGGGAAATAATCTAATAAATCTCTGTTCCTCCTCCTCGCTCCAGTAGCGGAAACGCCCTAAATAACGGATTTCACCATACTTAGCGATAAATCGTGGTGATGCAGGTTTAACTCCATTTCCTTTTAGTCGCCGCCGTACTGTTTCATAAGGTATACCTACCTTTTTACTAATTTCGGGTATGGTAAGCCCCTGTGCGTACAGAGCTAATAATCCATCATCTATAGAATGAGGATATTTTAGTACACAACACCCTTTATAACCTACTCCCATGCCAATGTTTTTAATTGTTCGATACTCTGATAAGAGATTTTGCATTTCTTATTCTCGTAGCAACCATCTTTAGCAAGAGCATTCCATAGAGTATTAAGACAGATGCCAATCTTCTCTTTATCGTACTTTAAATAAATCTCTGGGCAAGTAAGGAAAGGTTCAGGCTTTTTGTCTTTTAACTGAACCACAACAACCCTTTTTGCTCTTGTTGGTCTATCATTCAATCCTATCATGTATTCACCTCACTTTCTATCTGCTTCTGCGATTCACGGATAAGTAAGTCAAGCACCTTGCTAATAATGTTAGGGTTCTTTACTACATAAGTTCCCACATTGGTTACGAGGTCTACTTTTACCACCATTCCGTTATTTCGCAGCAATTTATATTGAGTATTCAACTCTTTAATTTTATCCAACTCATCCATATAAAAATACTATTTACCATTATACGCAAGCATATACAGCCTACGATACTCTTTATGAGCATTGTACCAAGCTTTGGCTCTTTCGATGCAAGCTTCACGATGCTTTTAATAGTAGGTCTTGCCGTATTTACTTCTGCGCATTTTACGTTCAACTTCTGTCATAGTTTACTTAATAGAGCGGAAGGAGATACTATAGAATAGACCTCCATCCGCAATTATATATTTCACAGCTTAAAAATCAAAAGAACGGCAAGCGGAGAGCCCTTCGGAATGATAAGGTAGCGAGAGCGTGAACCGAAGTTCGTCTGCTCTTGTATCATTGTTTCATCATTGATGGAGAGTACAAGTCTTACCATCTCCTTCTCCCCTACATGCGTAGAAATCACATCGGAGTGCTGTAGGCGATAATCTGACTCCGTAGGCAAACCATGAAGAGCGTTAAATGTAATTGGAACAATCAATCCACGATAACCCTCTTTAAGAGTAATGCCCGATACCACCTCCATTCGCCCCTTACGAGTTTCAATATCATTTGGAGCATAGATAACAAATGAATTACTATCATTATCAATAGGGGAAGGAACTCCATCCTCTACTTCAAAAGGGAGCTCATCCTCTTCCTCAAACTCCTCAACTTGCTCCTCACTTTGCTGCTGAGCCGCATTTTTGTGGCTCTGCTGAGCGTTCTCATTCTCCATAGGCATATTATTGCCATCTAAATTCAAAGGCTGTTCTGCGCCATTTTTCTTAGGTCTTGCCATAATCTTACTTTTTTATTTTATTATTTATTCTTCTCCAATAAAATCCTCCACTTGATAATATTATTCCATTTACACACTTTGAGATACCACTTTCTCTTATACCTGTAATTCTTTGAGCCTCTTTCATAGAAAAGAAAGTATTAACAACATTTCCTTCTTTATCGATTTGCTCTACATTAAAAGAACGCTTATCTTTTCGTCTTTTCATTCGCATTCTTTCTGTTCTACTTCCATATTGACAGTTATATTTAGAAGTGCACCATTCTAAGTTAGCAACCGTATTATCAAGTTTATTCTCATTTTTATGATTAATCTGCGGATAATTCTCTGGGTTAGGAATGAAAGCTAATGCAACAATACGATGTACTGCCAAAAGTTTACGTTTCCCTTTATGACTAAGAGGAACAACCTCGTAACCGTTATTATTTACATGAGTTTTCTTTATTAAATATCTTAACTTTCCTTTATTATTTACCTTAGAACGAACTAATCCTGTATCTGATATATCATAACTTTGCTAAAAGCCCTTGATGCTTTTCCAAATCATGCTCAAAGATATCTGTGATTGTCGTTTTATTAAGTCCCACAATATCATAGTCGATAAGTGTCTTCCCCATCACCTCATCAATGTTACTTATTGCTCGGTGCATAGACTTTGCTTGCACGAGGTAAGTCACGTTGATACGCTTCTCTTTGTTGGTCTTATCATCATAGGAAATGAATTGCAATTTTGCCTTATACCAGCAATCATCATCATCCTTATCCGAAAAGAATACCTCTCTGTATGAAGCCTCTTGCATTGATTTAACCTTAAACTCGCCGCTAATATAAGCAGCCATTTCCTCTGTGATTGCGCTCTCACCTTCCGTGAAGGATAAGGCATCAATCGCATACTTTTCGGTCACAGATTTCTCTGAACCATCTTCTTGGGTCTTTTGGTAGCGGATTCCTACCTCAAACCAATTACTCGTTCTACTTCTCATATTTCTAATAATCTAAAACTAATCTAAAACCATTATTTAAGAGAGTCTGTGCTCAGAAAGGTAAGTCATTCAAATCCTGTGTTTGAGCAAAAGGTGCAGCACAAGAAGAAGCCGCATTCTGACTTTCAAAAATTACAGGCTTTAAACCACCAAGGATAGGCATCGCCTTTTTCTCCTCATCTGTCATTTTCTCACGAACCTCTTTAGGCAACGACTGTTTAATCATGTGAGTCTCGTCATACTTAGGGTTCTTTAATTCCCAAGCAGTAAGGTCGAGATAAGCAGCCTTTGGTTGATTATTATCATCTGTTGTAACGAAGATACTATTATCTTCGATAGGAATAACCACACACCGAAGCACCTCGGTTCGACCTTGGATTTGCATTACGCCAGCTCTTTTGAGCTTCAGCAAATTTAATTTTCCGTTAAAATCTGTCATATTATATATATTAAAAAAACATAGCCCCAAGAGAGGGAATCGAACCCTCGCCAACCTCCGCTTATTAAGAGCTGCTTATTACGGAGTATCTTCGCATATACTTTAAAAGCATGGAAAATAATACATACATCTATTCTAACTAAAAGAAGTCGGAACCACTATTCTACAGCTCACGCACCCCGTGCGATTGGTTTTTCTCGGGATATAAATGCCCTACCGCCGTAGGGCAAAAAGATGAAATTTTCAAAAATAACGTCATAAAACTTACCTCACGGCAAGATTTATCTGAATAAAATAATTCTTCTAAGAGAAAGAGCCGACACCTCACGGCGGCTTTATGGCTCTTCAAAAAACGACTTTCTTATGACTTCAATATTCAATCTTATGTAGTTATATTTTAAATCAACTTATTCTGAATGAAGCTACTCATTGCTATTTGTATTTCCATTCGAATCCATAGGCAATTTTGTGCCTACCATTCAACACGTTACCAATATTTGTTATATTGGTTTTACCGAAATATAAAGTAGCAGCCGTAATACTATCGAACTCAGCAATAACATTTTTTGTAATCGGGTCAATTTGTAGTATAGCTTTTTTATATCTTCCAGCCGCATAAGGCTTTATATTAAGACCCGTACGCAACGCATGCTTTTGATTTTCAGAATGAGAGCACCATTCCAAATTATCGACTTTATTATTCAGTTTATCTCCGTCTTTATGATTCACATCTGAAAGATGATTTGGGTTTGGTAAAAATGTCATTGCAATCAGTCGGTGAACCTTGGCAAACCAATGATGATTATTGTCTTTACATAAGCAAAGATACAGATAACCACGATTTATTTGTATTTGGGGAAATTATTTTCCCTTTGTATTTTTTTGGCGAAAGAAAGCCATGACTATTTTGTTTCATAAGAACCCTATCTACAGAACGAACTCTTCCAAAAGTCGATGCCTGATAAAATCCTTCCCATTCAGGTATATCTTTCCAAATCTCTTCCATATTTTTAATCCTTTCTTTAAAGAGAGGGCTTTCGCCCTACTCTTATATTAAATTCTGATTAATGAAACTAACCATTGCCATATTCTGTGAAAGAATCATTGGCTGGTCTAATAAGTGCGGTTTATACATATCCGTAGCGGCATTGTAAAAATCCCACACTGTCACCTTATTTTGCTCGTGATAGGTAAGCATCATCTTCTCGGTAAGACGACCTATCTGAGCTTGATTCAGAGGTATAGTTTGCAAGTTACGTATTTCTTTATATTTAGTCTCAGATGAAACACGTAGAGCAGTAAGCATACCTATTATAGTAAACATTTCCTGCGCACTAATCTCTCTTGCCTTCATTGCTTCGATTTTTTCATCATCGGAAGCAACAATACCTCGAAGGTTCTGTAGCCACTCATCAGCCTTTAAGAGCAACTCTTCAAGTGTATATGACTTTCGGTTGCTATTTGTATCTGAATAGGTAGCCGCATACTGCTCTGGTGAAAGCATACATGTATTATGACAGATAACACAATTACGTCCAATTCCGAGCTGTATTCCTCTTTGATGGAATGATACCGCCATATTGGTTGTGACCTCATTCTTGCCTTCCCCTTTATCGAAATCTCTGAGACGGATATTACAGTAAACTCTTCGTAAAATATGAGCCTCTACCGCTCTATCGCCGAATTGAGCTTCTTTCTGTGGCAAGATGCTTACACCAGGATTTTTCTTATCCTTGTTGTTTGAAGCAAATAAATCATAAATCTCTGGCTCATAACCATAGCTCTTACACATATCCATTACACGATGTATCAGTTCGTGATGATAGATACCTTTGAGAGGTTTGCCGTAAGCATCGTTCTCACGTTCAGTTCTTTCAAGCTGCTCCAAGGTAAGTATCTGACACTTACTTACGTCAAAATCCAAAAACTGACGTTCGTCTGCGCTCTTTAACTCTGGCTGCTTTGCAACCGCTACTTCATTTACTCTTGGCTGTGCCATCAAATTCATTGCCATTGTGTTCATTGTTGTATCTCCTATTTTTTAATACATTAAACAAAATAATTATTACTATATATACTATTAATCTTCAATATCATTGAGAACCTCCATGTGTTGCGTTTCTCCTACCAACTCAACATTCTGCGAAAGGTTCTTTGTGCTAAAGAATACCCATTTAGGTATGATGCAAAGATTATAGTTGCTATCTAAAGCATCATCCTTGATAATTAGTTTAGACTTAGGTACGAATACCTTAGTCTTACCTTCTTTGCCTTCAAAGAGAAAAATCTGAGCATTCTTTGATTGCTCCATCATTTCATCCTTGCGACAACGGAACTTAACTAATGTTGTTACTATCTCCATATTACCTCCTTTTTTAGTAAGCGAGCCAGATAACAGCATACGCTAAGATAATTCCACTAGCGGCGAGCATTGCTGCTTGTACCGCATCTTTTACATCTTCGGTTCTCCAATTACATGGATTCATCATGTCTTTTTCTTTTTTCATTTTTCGTATCTCCTATTTTTAATTTATTAATAATTTCTACATTAATTATATGTACCAAAAGCTATTTTATTAACTTTGATACCGCAAAATTAATAACTTTATCTCAGACCACCAAATTTTCTAATAGCTATTTTTAGTTTATTAATACATACTATTAGTTTTTTAATAGATTTTAAGCGAATATCTCGTTTTTTCTTTATAATTTTGCGGCGTAAAAGGAAAGTGCTATTTTTCAAGCTAAGAAAAGAATCATATATGCCCAATCAACACAAGTAAAAGGGTTCAATATAATAAACCAAACGGAATGATTGATAGCACCTTTCATCTGTTTGGTTTTTACATTAATATATATATAATGATGAAAAGAATAAGAATAGGAATACAGGAAGCTAAGTTTGCTCTGAGCGACAAGAATCGCTTGGATGCCTTCTGTTTGCTTCTTAAAATAAAGCTCTTATTCCGCTCATCAGACCTTAATCTTGTGTCATACAATCATTGCGCCAAGCTTTTGCATATTGACAATAATAAATTAAAGAGACTACTTGAATATGGTTGCAAGATAGGGTATTTCCGTTTTGAAGAGAAAAATGGAAAGAAGAGATTCATTGCACGTAGCATACATTCAAATAATGGATATAGTTATAAGCTTCGCAAGGATGATTTAACGAAGATGACATTTCCAGCCCTCAAAAACCTTTTGAGAAGAATTGTCATGGAGAACCAAGTTAGAATGCAAGAAGACGTAATCAATACGCACAATAAGGGGACGAATGGGAGAAATGCGAAGACTATTCGCAAGGCTCTCAAACGTGAAAGTCGTATGTTGAGGAAGAAGTTTAGTGATAACAAAGGTTTATCTTATGACAGAATCAAGGATGTTATCTATGGTACGATGTACCAAGCGTTCAAAGTTACAAATCAGCTTGTAAACAAGGGTATCATCAATAAGCGCACAAGAATCAAGGAAGTAAGGTGCGATGCAAAGGTATGTACCAATAATATGGCTATCACGGATTTTGAAGGTTCTATAATAGTGATAAGCGCAAAAAATAGAAGTGCATTTTCCATTGAATCGAATATCTATCGTATGCAGATGGACGATGCTATATCAATATCTCGTCATGGTATGAGAAGAAAGGAGGCAAAAATGTAGTTTATGTAAAATCAAAAATAATAAAATAAGGGATGAGGGCTTTAATTTAATTTATTCCCTTATAGGGGCGACAGCTCCAAGAAATAATTAACTAACGGGCGCACATACGCCCCCACCCGATTATATAATAACACAGGAGATACAAAATGGAGAAAAAGAAAAATTGGCTCGATACTTACCTCACACCAGCAAAAGAACTTGTTGGATATGAGTGCTACGTAAGTTGTGATTATGAAGATAAGTTCGCAACAGGAAAATTTTCAGTTATCATCATAAGGAACGGAGAAGTTGTAGCAAAAGAAAAGAATCACATCTATTGCGCTTCAAAGGCAGTCGTTATGGTAGAAGCAACGCTGTTTATGATGCAAAAATGCGAAGATGCCGATGTTATCACAATACATTCAGAGTACTTTAAAAATTACTTTGCCTTTTTCCATGAGGCGAGAAAGGCTAACGCACAAACAAAGAAAAACTATCTGAGCTTATACAAGAGCTTTAGAAAGGATGCGGAAGTAATCTTTGACCTCACTACTTGGTGTAGAAGAAACAAATACGATAATGAGGTTGAGAAAATGTTAAGCGATAACTAAACTATAGGAGATATGCAAGATGAAAAATGAAACGAAATTAAAGAAGCTAATGTCTTTCTTAGACGAGAACGGCATCAAATACACCACACCTCGAAAGAGAAAAGAGGGAAGTGCCCACCTCTTCATCGGTCAGTACATGATTGCTGTAAAGATAGAGGGTGAAGATGATGCTTTATTCTTCAATAAGCATAAGAGAGGGAAGCATCCTTTCTTTATCAGAACTTCGGAGACCCCGAAGTTTATTATCGAAAAGATGCAGAATCTGATTACAAGAATGATGTTAATACAACAGAAACATTTTATGGAACAAAAAAAATAATTATATGGAAAAACTTAATTTTAAGATAGAGTTCGCCGATAATGGGGTTATTGTCACAGATAATCGCTCTGGCTTTGTAAACGTCTATCAAGAAAAAGAAGACGGCAGTTATCACGAATATACGAAGAGAGCTATCAGCGAATCCGTAGATGACATCATTGCTCATCTTTTGCTTGATGGCACGGAAAACTTGAAGCAGAAGTCGATTTATAAAATCAAAATTGAGATAAGATAATATGTTATACCAAAAGAAAGAAAAGAAGCCGAATACGGCAATTAAGTATGAGGTACGTGAGTTTATTCACGGCGGTATTGAATATGCAACAGATTGCCCTTTCGGTGAATGTGGTCGATATACGCACGCTCTAAATAAAGTCGGTGCTATTGAATGCAATCTTTGTAGATATCAGAAGAAAAATAATACAGAAGCAAGGGTTGTAAGATGTATGCATCCGTAATTACAGGAATTAGCAGTTGATAAACTTTTTAAAAATTAAGAATTATGATAGAATCAATGAAGATACGTGAAGGGTTGGTATTTACCTTACCAATAGAGCCTAGTATGGTAGTCCATGTAAATGATAGACTAGAAGTTTACGTTTATAACATCGGAGGAGAAAAATATCCGCTAGCCAATATTTGCCCTCTCAGATTGAAAGTTATCAAGGTAGGTAGAGCTATTGTAGAATGCAATATTATACCAGAAGAATACAATTTTGCATATAGAAAGAATATCCCTATTCAGTTTGAAGAGATTACAAAAAATGGTACTATTGTCACAGAGGAAAAGGAAGAAATGGTTAATCACCCTAACCATTACGCTTGGCTAAAGGAACTCTGCGGCATAGAGCCGATTGATATTTGCCGACACCTTGATTTCAACTGCGGCTCGGCAGTAAAGTATCTCTTACGCAAGGGAAAGAAGGAAATGAATCTTTCAGAGCGAGAACAGAGAGTGCAAGATTTGAGCAAAGCTATCTTCTATCTACAGGATGAGATTGATATGATAAAGAAGAGCAAATGAAATACTCAAAGGCTTTAATCAGCCAAATTCGCTGCGACCTACTTTCACATACAACCGATGCGGAGAAGGCTGCGGCGAAAATCTGCACTCTGTTAGGGTATAAGGTAATACCACAGCAACCGATAGTCACGGGCAGAAAACTATACTTCGCTGATATATATCTGCCCGAGATAAAAACTATAGTAGAACTCGATGGTGGCTACCATTTTACCAAAGACCAAAAGCGCAAGGATGGTAACCGCTCTTCGGGTATATGGCGGCTCGGGTATCATGTGGTAAGATTGAGTAATCACGATGCTAGGAATCCGAAGAAGGTTAAGGCAAAGATAGATATGATACAACGCAAGGCAAAGTAACCAAGAATATTGGCTATCTTGCCTTTTATTTTTATTTCTTAATAACTATACATAAATTAAAAGAAAGCCGCTTAGACCGCAAGAAAATCGCCAAAAACAGCATTTGTTTACACAGCTCCTATTATTTATTATTATTTTATTAATAGAAATAGTAATTTTGCAATCGGAATTTATTTATTTATTAACGTTTAAAACAGAATTACTATGACAATAAAAGAAAAAGTGCTTGCTTCTGCCAAAACATCATTTGCAAAGTATGGTTTGAAGAAGGATGAACTTTCAAAGCTGGTTGACCTGATTGTTGCAAGTCGTGGTCTAACAGATGAGTCAAAGGACGAGGATGTAACGAGTGCTATCACGGCAGTTGAACCTTATGTTGGTATGATGCAATCATCATTCAATCGTGCGGTCAGCGAGACAACGAAGAAATTCGATGGATGGATTGACCCTAACGACCCTAACCATAAGCCTACTCCACCAGTTCCTCCTACCCCTCCAGTACCTCCAACAGGGCTTACGCAAGAGCAGGTTCAGCAGATGATTGCCGAGGCTACCAAAAGTACCCAGAAAGTAGTTAGCGAAGCTGTAGCCGCCGCTATTGCTCCATACAAGGAAAAGGAAGAAAGAGCACGTCTTGATGACCTTTTCGGTAAGAGCGAAAAATTGAAGGACGTTCCGCAGCAGTTCCGTTCACGTTATCAGCTCGACAAGGAAGAGAATCTTGAAACTCTCGCACAGCAATGTGCCGATGATTGGACTGCATTGAAGCAGTCGCTTGTAGCAAACGGCAATTTTGTTGAAGCACCCAAGGCAACCTCTCCCGAAGACGAGCAGAATGATTTCATTAAAAAAATGCAAGACTTCTCGGAGCGTAATGCTCCAAAGGAGTAAGGCATTATCAATGAATTATGTTAAACTCTTAAAAAGAAGAAAATTATGTCAAACAGAGGCTATTTTTTGCATAGAACCAAGCCAGAGGATATCAAGGAAGCACTTTGGCTTGAAGAGCAGTGCCTTCGCCGACAGGGTGGTTATGACCTCGACCGCACCAACCTTCCAGCTACTTTAAAGTTTGTTGCGAAGGGTACAGTTCTCAGACTTATAACTGGTGGTAAGGCACAGGTTGTAAAGACTGCAAAGGTCACAGAAAAAGCAGCCAAGGCTGCTACAACCTTAAAAATTGCTAGTGGTTCTTTATTCCAGGTTAATGATAAGATTGCTGGTGCGACCATTTCGGCAATTACTTCTTCCGATGGCGTAGATACTTTGACTGTGTCAGATCTTGCTAATGAAGTTGCTGCAAATGCGATTGTATCGGATTACGATAAGACTAAGGATGTACTTCTTGGATTTTCATACGATACTCTCGATATAAGAGATAAAGAAGCTTCTATCGCAGCAACTCCTACCTTACAGGTAATGGAGGTAGAGGAAGATTCACTCCCTTATCCTATCAATGATGAGATTAAGGAAGGTATCAGAGCAAACGGTATCGCTTTGTTCAAGATTCAGTAACCTTTAAAAGTGGAGATTATAGATTATGAATAGTATTTTGAAAAATCTGCAAGACCCAAAGTCTTTTCAGACCTACATTGACGAATACATGAAGACTTCCACCTACAAGGCTGAGTGGAAGAACGAGTTGAAGCCTGTTGAGTATTGTGCTGCAAAGGTATATCAGGCAAATATGGCTACCTATGCTGCTGCTATGGTTGGTTCTGTTGTCGCTAAGAACGCAGAGCGTCCATTGCATACTATGCCTGATTGGGGTCAGCTTACTGGCTCTATCGGTCGTATCGCCGATGAGTGGGAGCTTGATAACGACTACCTCGACCAGATGCACCTCTTGGAGGGTAAGTATAATGATATGTCGGGACGTGGCGGTTATACACAGTCACAGCTCAATGCTAAGTACGATGAACTTATCAAGTACTCATTCAAACCTTTCGAGTTGGCGGTTATCGCTCCTCATAAGCGTATTGATATGTTGTACTTCGAGGGATTGTTCAAGGGTACTCAGACTGTATCACGTACCAATAACTCTAAGGCTAACGTATCTTATACCTTTGATTTGGGTGTTAAGCAGCTTTCTGCTACCACAAATTGGGGTGAGGCGAACGCAACTCCTATTGAGGATATTAAGAAATTGAAGGACGAGGCTCGCAAGAAGGGTCGTAAGATTCTGCGTCTTCGTATGTCTGAGAACACATTCTTCGCAATGTGTAAAGCAAAGGAGATTAAGGACACCTTCCGCTTGAACCTCGGTCAGATTACCATCAATCCTACTGCACCGATGATTAGCGTTGACCAGATGAATATCTATCTGCGCTCTATCCTCTTACCAACAATTCAGATTGATGAGGATAAGTTTGTTGAGCTGCCTGACAAGACAGTCTTTAACCTTATCCCAGATAACCGAGTTGTTGCGATGTGTGCCGATAAGGTGGCTGTGCCTAAGTGCGCAGAGTGCTTGGAGGCTATCGACCCAGTTGATGGCGTTTCTTACTCTACATACGATAACAACCTTATCGGTTATTGGAGAGATAAGAAGGGTTATCACCTTACCAACGAAATGTGGATGCAACCAGTATTCGATGGTATCGAAGACTTCTTTATCTTGAAGGTTGGTGCTTAATGCACTGACCCTCAGTTATGTATATATTGATTTAATAAGTGAAACTTCATAAGATAACAAGATTAGCATGACAATTTCAGAAGCCATAGCAAGCGAGATTCAGCCTTTCTCTACCTCTGATGAGACTTTGGAGAAGATGTTTATTGATGCTACTGATAAGTTTAGCATCACGGCATCCGTGGCTGATGAATACTCTGTAGCGGTAAAGAAACCCGTAGCCTATGCGGCTATGCGTATCCTCTACAAGATGAATCCATTATCAAGTGAGAATGTTGGCGGTATCTCTCAGAGTTACAAGAACGACAAGAATCTCATTGATAAAATGATTAAATCTATTGCGAAGGATGCTGGATTGGATGCTGACCTTGTTATTGATAGTACTTCTGATGATTATTGGGTTCAGAGTGTGAAGGTATGGTAATCAAATAGATAGCGTATGAACTTTGAAGATATACTTAAAGTAAAAGGTGCTCCACAAGATGGCTTTGATGAGGACGGAAATCCTATCGAACAGCCCGAAGGAGAATGGCAAACCTTTGGAAAGTGCGTTATTTTGCCTAATTCGCAGGCGAAGATTATCACTCTAACAGACGGGCAGCAGTACGTGTATTCGCACGAAATCTATGCTCCTCTCTCAAAAGCAAAATACCCTCTCATACCGAAGGAAGGCGAAAAGGTTTGGATAACCAAGAAAGATGGCACGATTGATAAGGAAATGGAGGTTAAAGGCTTCGTAACCTTAAAGAAACGCTATCTTAGAATTTGGCTCTAATAGGCGGCAATATGGCAAAGGTTGAATTACAAATCAAAGGTCGTGAAGCCTTACAGAAAAGGTTGAACGAAAAGAGGCAGCAGATTATCAGTTACCTCAATATGCGTTTGATGCAACTTGCCGAAGAAGCGGTCACCTACTCTAAAGAAAACAAAGGTTATCAAGACCGAACTGCAAATTTGAAGAACTCAATTTCATTCGCTCTCTACCTTGATGGGCAACTCATTACCTCGGCAGTTGGTAAGATTCCAAAGGCAGAAGAAGCGGAAGGAGGACAGGAAGGCGTAAGTGCTGCACTCAGTGAGTATGCACAGAAAGAAGGTGTAGTAGCACCCAAAGGGTACTCTCTCGTCATTGTGGCTGGTATGAACTACGGAAAATATGTAGAGGATAAAGGTTACAATGTCTTACATCTTACTAAGTATTTCCTTCGTAACGAAATGAAGAAGATTTTTGAAGAAGTAGCTGAAATGATTAAAAGCGATAGTTAGATATGATACTCGGAGATAAAACGGTAACGGCATTATTTAAGTATCTCAAAGATAACGTTGAGAGCATAGGCATAGAGGAAGGGCGTATCTTTAAGTATGAGATACCCGAAAAGTTGGCTATTGGTGATTATATGGCCATCAATCATCTTCCTTTCGTGTATAGTGATGCCATTAATGAGGGTGTAGTGAATCTGAATATTCATTGCCCTAAGACCTCATCGAACTTACCCGATATAAAGAAGCTTTCTAATTACTCAGAAAAGATTCTTTCTCTGTTTGGTGACGGTACTTACCTCGGTGGCTGTTACTTCGATTTCTACTCTATCTCTCGCCCAACTCGTGATAATGATAACACTTATTACGTCAATATGAAATTTAATGTAACGTATAATAATTTAAAAGAATAAAATTATGGCAAAGAATGGTGTATATGGCTTGGAAAGCTTCAGTTTTGCCGATTGTGTCGAAAATGGCGGCTACCCAACCACATGGAGCGACAAAATTAAGGCTGTCGTTTCTGGTAGTTTGAGCTTTAACGACCAAGCGGCACAGACATCGGATGTAGAGGTTGAGGATTCAGAAGACCCTTACGCAGTGCTTACTACATCAGCAGCAACAAAGGGCTTTACCTTGCAGACATACGATTTCTCAGAAGACAACTTCACGAAGCTTCTTGGTTATACAAAGGATGAGGGTACTGGTGGTAAGGATGCTTGGTTGAATGAGCTTCCACAAGAAACCGAGATTTATAAGGCAGTTCAGATTGTGACAAAAGATTTGGATGATATTCCTTCTCGTACCTTCCAGTGGTCTAAGATGAAACTTACAATCACTCGCAGTGGTTCTATCGGTAAGAGTGGACTTCCTAATCTTAACATTGAGTTCCGTCAGATGGCGGTATTCGATGCAAAGGGTGACAAGAAGAGCGGTCATCGTAATATTCTCACAAAGGATATTAGTGCTATGGCTATTAAAAAGTAAGTAAAGCTTTTATCTTTTATATGATTTAAAATTAAACTTCAAAAGGCGGTGAGGTAAGGGAACTTTCCCAAGCCGCACCGCTTTTTATGTTATAAAACATATTTTGATATGAAAACATCAGATAAGGAAAAGGTAGCAAAGACGCTTGCCGAGGCATCTGTAAAGATTAAGGTTGGTAAGTTTCGCTTTAGAGTGAAGCCGCTTACTTTTATGCAGATTTACGAAATGGGTGTATTCGGTAGCTCTATCAAAGAACCTACATGGAAGGAAGGCGATAAAGTTAATATAATCCCTCTTTTGTTTGAGCACTCTGAGACAGCTCGTTTAATGAGTGAGATTTTTATAGTGTGTGCCTTTCGCAAGAAGTGGGCACGCAAGGTATGGGGGCGATATATACGCAAGCACCTTGGTATTATGGCATTCAATGAGCTTGTGAAGTTTATCAGCGGTTCGTTTAATGCAAATTTTTTCTTAACCTCTATAATTTTCCTGACTCAGACGAAGATAATGACGGAGCCGAAAACGACTCCCCGTGGGCAACAATCGGACAAGTAATGAAGTACTTTCGTATGAGTTACGAGGAGGTCGTATTTAATCGCTCATACATTAATATTATTCTGCTTAACCGCTCGATTCCGTCCTTTAATACAAATACCAAGGAAGAACCGAAAAAAGGCAGCAGACAGCAAAAGAAGCCGCAAAAAGAGTATCATAAGATAGATGAGCCAATCTCTGCTAATGATTTCTTTATGCGCTTGATGTAATAATCACATAAATAAGCAAACAAT